GTAATACTGAGCACCAGAACCTGCAGCACCTACGTTTGCAGAATATGGGTCAATGTATACGCGATACTTACCTTGAAGAACACCTGCGAAGGTATTTCCTGTATCGTCAACGTTAAGATTAGCGTTGAGTGCAGGGGTATAATCCAGAACACCTGCCATTGTTAGCGCAGAAGCAACGTCAGCGGAGCAAAGGATCATGTTGCCCTTTCCACGACGAGTTCTTTGTGCGATAGCGTTAGCATCTCTTTCGATCTGGAAGATCAATCCCTTGAACTTCTCAACTGACCATCTACCGTTGGAGTCGGTATCGAGGTCGAATGCACCAGCGGTAGCGACGTTTGATTGTGCACCAGACTCAGCAACCTTATAGATGGTTCTGATAACTTCGCGGTTGATTTCAGCAAGGATCTCTGTGGAGAGAATGTTTGCCAATTCCGCTTCAGCATTCAGACCATGAATTGCCTTAAGGTCTTGAGCGAGTTCTAGTGAATACTCGGCTTTCAGAGCACGGGATTTCGCTGTAACGGTGACCTTCTCGATCGAGAATGCCATCTCGTTGAATACTTGGTTAGTAGTACCAAGTGCTTCAGCGTCTTCCGTATCTCTACCACGACCAACTGTATACTGTTCCTTAGTCTGTGAACCCTCTGGGTTAAGAACGCCAGGGTTGTCACCGCGCTGAGTGATAGTACCGAAACCAACCAGTTTATGCACCTTCGTTAGAAGAGTAACCGGAACCGATCTCAGGATCAGTAAAGTTAGCGTCACCAGCGGAGAAGGAAGTATCTGCTTCGTTGAACAGTGCTTCTGTGCCGGAATTACTTGTGTAGCGTGAACGCATCGCGAAGATGAGTCCAGTAGGACCGTTCATTGGCTGAACACCTGCTAGGTCATAAGCGACCAAGTTAGGCATAGAACGGCGAATAAGGCTGATTAGAACTGGGTCGAAACCTGCGGTTGGACCACCTTGTGCTGCACTAGCACTAAAACCAGCAGTAGCACCAGATGAACCTGTTGAGTTCGTTGGTTGCTCAGAAAGAAACTCACGTTCTTCCTTAATTGCGTTTTCTTGGTTCTCCAGAAGAACTGCGGTTACCATACGACGATGATTGTCTTTAATCTCGCCAAGACCATCATGGTCTAGGAT